GTGAACGGCAAAGCCATCCATCCACGTTGATCCCGGAGTAGAGTCAGATGAATGACAGCCTGTTGCTTTGATTTTGTAATATCGCGCAGTGCTTGGAGGCGTTGCCAGTTTTGTTTTTAACTCAAAAGATAAAGGGTTGGCTGCGCTCTCATCATATATTGTGGTAGTTGATAATTGAGTGAAGTCCTCGTCATACCAAATAAACTCAACAAGGTTTCTGACATCAACGACCGAGCTATATAGTTTAAATAGACCTAAGAGGCTTATTTGTTCAGAACATCCGATAAACCCAGATGTTTCAAGCGATCCGCCGCCTGAACCTGCTGAGACAAACTTAGCGCATTGAGTGCCATCTGAGTTGATAGTTGTATCGACGGCCACTGTACCAATACGAGTGGCCGTCCAGCTATCGGGGTCAGTTTGATCCCAGCTTTCAAACGATGGGTTTAATACTTGGTTGAAATTACCCTCTGCGGTCGCGGTGTCCGTTGGATTAGCGCCCTGAATGGTATCGATCTCAGTGCCGCCCGAGGTCTTGATGCGTATGTCACAATCACCGTTCACCCAAATCTCGCCGCCTGTGTCAGGCTTACCTGCTGAATCCAAGATAACAGGATTAGCGTTAGCCGTAGTGAGGCTGGACTCTTCATACGATGCTTTGTAATTGGCGACATTGAAAGTGCCGTCAGCTTCAAAGATCTCGACTTCATACAAGACGCCCGGAGTAGAGTCATTCGCAAGATAGCGATTGAGAACGCCTAAAACATTAAACTTAGCCATTATTCATAATCCTCAGGCAGGTTCGGTTGAAACGAGTGGACATAATTCTCAGGCTCATCGCTTCGCGCAATGGCCATGGCCTCATTCTTAAGCAAAATCATGTCTTGTGTAACTGTTTTCCCGTAATGTGGTGCAAGGTCAATACCTAGCATCATATATAACGGCCTTAGCCATATATCAGGAAAATCAGCGTTATCCGTAGCGACATCAAAGTCCTGAATTGGCCTTAAGGCAACAAATTTCACGACATCTGTTGCATCTTGCACCGCTACATCAAAATAAACGTGAGTGTTTAGCCGTTTCTGCTCTATATAGCAGGAAACGACATCGCCAGTTGAATCCTTGTCCGGGATAGCGAAGTACTGCTCAACCGTTAAAAAGCTAACAGGGGAATCATCGCCGTCTGACTCGCGCCGGTTTATGACAATGATGTCATCAGGTTTTTGGAGTTTATTGGTGTAAAAATATACCGTTGCGCCGCTTGCAGCCGCCCCTGTTGTGACATCGGTAAGGGTTACAGTTGAACCTGCTGGCGTTCCGTTGACCGTTGTTTGGTGCCAAGATCCTGAATCCAGCATAACTAAAGCATAGTCAGCGTCCGATATCCCGGTAATGCTTGTCACGGTTAATGTGCTGGCTCCGCTTGCCGCATCAGCTGATAGCGTAGTATTGCCGTAATCATCAGAAGTGGCGTGGTCGTCGGTTGTCGCTGGGCCTAACAGGTATTTATACTGGTCTTTCTGGAGGAACAATGTGGCGTGTTCGCGTGTCCACATCTTAAAATTGGGAGCCTTGTCAGCTCGGCCAATTAATTGCTTTACGATCATATTAAGCAATAAGGAAGCCTTATCGCTCATGTGGCCAGAGATTGCTTCTCCCTCTGTGCCGATACCAATGAAGCCAAAGGCCTCATTGAATATCTGATCTCTATTTACCGTAAAATCATACGACTCTGACGTTGCCACCTTCACACACTCCTATAATATCTCGAATAGCGCGATAGTATTGATCACCGCTGATCTCTACTGTGCAGGATGGGGCTTTTACAAGCCTTTCCCCGTCGACTGCTTCAGGAAGCTCAGAAAAAGCAACCCATTCGCAATCACCGCGCCCATAATGTAGTTTGTGGCATGGATAGCACTTAGTCTCCTTAGGAACAAGGATCGTCGTGTTTTTCCAATGTTTCGTCAAGTTCTCATGCGTCGAGTGTGATAGCGCGATAACTTTCGGGACATCCTCCAAACCTACACTGTTTAATACTCCGGTTTCAGTACCAACAACACAATCAGCAATTTGAGCAAAAGCTAACGTGTCTCGAATACTCCATTCGCCAGACCGACAAAATACACGAGGCTCATTGTCCCATGAATTGCCTTCCAGCAGTTTACACCAATCATCCCCCACAAAAACAATCTTCACGTCTTTGTAGTCTATCAGTAATCTTGCTGTGACCTTATCCGTCCAAGGGCTAACTTTATGCATTGATGACCCGGACAATGGCCACAAAATAACAAATCCCTCGCCCATTTCCTTGCGGCGTTCACGTGCTAGATTCTTCTCATCTTTCGTTGGATGAAACTTAGCCGCAAACTTATGGGGGACTTCTGCTATATCGTGCGTCCTCTCAAGGTAATTAACATCCATAATTGAATGCCTTGTCGCCTTGGGATAGTCGTAAATCGCCCTGAATGGCATGGCTAATAATCCGCCCTCCACCGATTCAGATAAATTAACGAACTTGGTGAACTTTTTCTCCCAAGCTTTGAAATAATGTCCCAGCTCTTGGTTAGGTACTTGATCCTTATCCTGAATGATAAATGCATCCACGTTTGGATCGTCTTTGATAATGCTATGCCCGTTAGGGGTTGTCATTATCGTCACATGAAAGCCTTGAGCCTTTAACCCTGGCAACACGCTTGATGCCTGAATCATATCTCCAAAACCACCGTACCTCACGAGGCACACCGATTTACGGGGCTTAGGCTTAATGAGCTTTTGCTTTTTGTCTTGCCGCTTTTGAAATACTTGAAAGAATGAGTATTCATTACCATTCTCGCCTTGACCGTTATCCTGATCGCGCAGTTCATTTTCAACAAGGTTCCAGCCACCAACCTCCCGCATCAAGTCAATAATAATGTCCTGATTGAGATTATGTTTGTGATCTGGGTTTGCGCCGGACTCTCCCACTTTCGGGTAAAGCTCGTCATGAGGCAAATACAGGACTAAATGGCCTCCGGGCTTTAATACCCGGAACCACTCTGACAATGCTTGTCCAGCGTCCTGTATATGCTCCAATAAATGCGAGGAGAAAACAAAATCCAGAGTATTGGTTGCAAATAAGGAAAGGTCGGTGGCCTCTGATACAACATCAGCGCCTCCCGTTCCCCAATGGTGGCCGTTATCTACGCCTATAAAGTGCTTATAAGCTTTAAACGGGCCACACCCTAAATCAAGACCTCGGCCTCTGGTGTAAGGTACGATGTCATATTTGATTTTTTGTGCTTCATTCCCCTGAGGGTCGTCTTGTCTCCACATTTATTTTGCAGTCTCCTTAGCCTTTGGCGCAGGTTTTGGCTTAGTCTCCTTAGCCTTTGGCCCGACTTCTTTACCTTCATGGTCGAAAAACCGATTATCTTGCTCATAATTTGCAAAATGTTTACCGGAAATCGTGCCAAAAGACTTAGACCTGTCGAGAGAGGCCATTACAGCTTCTCGCCTTTGTTGTAACCAGTCTGAACTGCTTGCGTAGGCTCGGCAGATTTCTTGTTCTTTGGAACAAGATTGCTGCGTGAGTTACGATCAGGCATCTGGTTTCCCATAGGCTTTGAAGCCTTGCCGCCTGACTTACCGCCAGAACTATATGAACCTTTCATAAATTACTCCTTAAACGGGGTTTACGCCCCTATTGATTAAGTTTGAACCGCATCGTGATAAACTTCGTACTCGATAACATAAGAGCAGACCTTAGTCGCCGATGTAGCCTTTCCACGAATATCGATGTAACCGTTGGCCGCGATATCTGAATTAATTGCTCCAGATGTATCAATAGCCCCCGCTGCGGTTGTACCCTGAGTGATAGCGCCTACAGAAGTGGTGCCAATGTAGATGTCGTCGCCTGCCACATTATTAGTGCCGGCAGTCACAACTAAGCTGTGAACAGCTATTAATTTCGCTTTTTGAAAGAGCGCAATCTTTGTGTGAGTTGCTCCAGCAACGCCTGTGCGATTAACTACGTGAGTCTCACGCCGTACAGTCGCATTTGGGTGATCATATCTAGTACCCATGATAAATACCTCGCTCTTACCGCCTCCCGATAAGAGTTATAAATTAATAAGTTACAGGGGAAGGCCTGTTAATGGTATTACGATCTATAACACTAGGCCGCCGAATCCCACTTAAGTATGCGCTCTTGTGCAGTGTCGGTATGGACTAGACCGAATCCTCCGAGGTAGTACCAGGCCACACCTTTCGATCGACCATAATCAGTAGGAATCTTGCCTCGAACTTCTTCAGGGATTGTAATACCTTCGACAACGGTATCGTCTCCAAAAAAGAACGCCCATGAACTTGCCGCATTATCCCAAGCGTCTGCCGTATCGGTCAGAGGCGCAAAAGTAGAGCTGTCAGCAGCGCCACCTTTAGGGATATGAGTTTGCTCACAATACCGCATTGATTCATACCGGCCAATCTCGCCATTAAGAATCTTTTGAAAGCCTAAATCTGTATATTGATTAATGGCCTCAAGATCGTCCTTAAATGAACGTAGAGTGGTTGGATGAGCGATGCAGTAATAATCATCATTGACGTATGGAGGAATATTACGTTCCTTCATAGTATCTACAATGTTTTTCACGTGCTCTTTACCCAATGCGATTGAGTTTGTAGCAGTAGCAGTACCGTCTTCAGTCAATGTAATGGCTGCAGTGTCGGTTCCGCCTGTTGGAACGATACGCAAATCAGTGGCATTGAACGCATCAAATGCGGCAATATCCAGCGACTTTGTAACATCGTTCTTCATTTGCTTGCTAACTATTTGTCTCACATCATGGTAAGAAAGGTCATCCAAAATCCCAGTGTAAGGAACTGAATTACCATACTCATTCACAGTTAATGTGCCTTGAGTGATAGTGTAGTTAGTTTCAGGCATAGTGTTAGTTTCAGTCAGTTGAGCGCCTTTAGTCGCAACATTACCATATACGTTCCAAGTAAATGTTTGGCCTTTGTCTTTACCGAATGCCTCTTTTACATCGCAAAACTGACGGAACTTACTAGCCGGTTGTACAGCACAACGTAGATCGTCGGTTAACTGGTTTGAATACATAAAACCACCGAGCGTATCTGTTGCCCAGACTTGTCCAGACATAATAAATCTCCTTAGTAGATTTTGCCGCGAGACTTAGCAATCTCGGCCAATACATCACTGGCTGATTTGCGTTCTGTGCTCGCAACTTGTTTAGATTCCATCGGTGCGGTTGCATCCGATAGCGTGTCAATTGAACCTTTACGCTTTCTCTTATCTTTTAAGCCGCTATCTGTAGGCTTATGAGAGTCGCGCCATTTGCGGACATCTTCGCCGACTTGCTTACGGACATCCCAGAAATTACGCTCGTCGCCTTCGTCACGCATTTTGTTTTCTTGCGCGATAGCAATAGCTCGTAAGTTAGGGTCATCCCACACATCGGGGAATTCGTCTTTAAATCGGTCACGAGCTGCCTCGTGTTCGATCTGCATTCTGACTTGATTCACTGTTTCGTTGGTATCGGTAGCAGAGGCTTTCTGCGCCATAATCGTTTCAACAGCCTGAGCTGCTTCTTCTTCCGTCCCATACTGCATAGCATGGGCCAGTTGTTCCGCGTCTGTAAACTCTTGATTTACTTCATCAACGTCATCAGATGGCGAATCAAATTCCTCGTAATTGTTGGAGGCCGTTTCTTTGGCTTCCTTCAATAGTCTGCTGGCTTCCTCTAACTTCTTATCCGCAGAGCTTTCTTTCTGCAGGGTGCGGATACCAGCTTCAATAATTTTATCTTGATCGACGTCTATTTCTTCCCCATCAACCTTCAGCTTATGAGTAACCATTTCAGGCTCATCGGCGATCTCTTCCGCAGGCTCTTCAGTTGGTTCATCGTTGAACCGATCTTGCCGCCGCAGGGCAATACTATCGAGATGCTCATCCCGCTGGCTTCTTGGAATCTCTTTTTCTTCGTTAACTTCTTCGTCTGTTGAAACGTCCTTTTGGATGGCTTCGTGCTTGCTCATTCTTCGTTACCCCTTAGTGTGCCAACAGCGTCCTCGCCGGCTTTGATAGTTTCCACAATCCAATTCATCGCCAATTGTCTGGCTTTGATTTTGTTTTGTAGTTCGATAATCTTGTCTGGTTTAGCCACGATTAACTCGTTGGCATATATATCAATCTCTTTCTGAGCACATCCCCGTATATACATCCCAAGATCAGAGCTGAGGAACTGGATTGCCTCCGTTGCTAGGTTGATCTGGACTTGGAGGATTAATTGGTCTTGCTGCTCTTCGTTCATTTTCATCATCCTGAAATAGTTTTAACGCTAACTGAAGTTTATCAGCACTCTCTTTATTATCTTGCTTCATATCTTCCATGATGAGATCGGCTCTAATACTATCGTCGTGCCGATCATTTTCATTTTTCTGTTTGAATGCCTCAAGTTCCATCTTTTGCTTGCTTTCAAGAGTAGCCTTATCCAATGCGCCCTGCAACTCCTCGATGACCTGCATAAGTTGCTGATATTTAGGATCTTGGTTTTGCTCGTCAAACGTCAGGAACCTGTCGCCAGACTTATATCCAAGGTATCCAAACAACTCTCGAGATATTGCCGCAAGGTCTAACTCTTTAGGAGCTGACCGCGCTATCTCGGTGAACTTAGTAATGCCAAACAAGAAACGCTCTAATCTATACTGCGGATTAGAAGCGCCGAGGCCAACATCAACCTTAACCAGTAGCTCTTTATTGAGTAAATCGTCAATTTTTGGGGTCTTTCCATAGCGAGGCATCAATTTGGCCTTGTTCATGGCCACGGTCAATACAACCTCGTCAGTCTCGTACTTAGCCTCAAGTTTTACCAATTGGCGCAGTGTAGGCTCCAACCAAGTCTCCGCAAAAGTCCTCAACAAGTAATCTGTCATCTGACCTGCGCTAGATTGAACCATATTCAACCCGCCCACCGTTTCGTTCATTCGGCGGTTAGATTGTACTGATGACTGGGAAAACGCCCCCACTAATTCATCAAAATCAAGATTCAATCGATCTTGTTCTGCATAACTTGAGCTTGTTACATCTTGGAACTCGAACGCCTTAACCTCGTTAATATCGTCGGCCAGCGTGACTGATCCGGCCACATTTCTAGTAAGTGACTTTAAATCAACCTGAGCGCCGCGTTTTGCAATATACCGCTTGTTAAGTACCAGCTTGACGTTATCTAGCCGTGAGTTTGCAACATCGTTGACCTCTTCCTGCAACGGTCTGCCAAGTTGTGCAACGCCTGTCGGGATTGTAGTGTGGGTCTCAAGTATTACGCAGCCCATTGTGTAAGGGCGATCACCTGTCCAGTAAACCTCATCAATTGGCACCGGCTTAGTGAGTATATGCCTTGTGCCTAACGTGTAATAAACATAATCCTTACCTTTATGGCTGATAATGTTCTCGTGTACCCAAACCATTGTATATTCAGGGTTATCCGCTACAGTGCGGCTGTGTGCGTCCTGCTTGCCTTTATTTACAGCGTTACGAGTGCTGTCGAACTCCTCGATCTTGCTTTGCAATATCTCAGCGCGAGTATACTTCTTCCACTTAGGCTCCCCGGTTTTCTGGTTAGGTATGCGCATCTTGCTTTCAACGTCTTGCAAGTAATGCGGGATCTGTCTAATCAGGAAAGGCGATGTATTAATTGGGTCAGTCCAATCAGCAGCCGGGTGAAACCGGAGCTGATCTACCGGGATTAACTTAATGACAGGCTTATCGCGCAATACTTCAACATCTTCTGTCTCGGTAAACTGTGGTTCCCCGTCGACTATTTCCTGCTGGCCATCAGCATCAAGCAACGGCTCTTTATTTGTTGTACGTATTTCCTTGTAATCCCAGAAATTATACGAGCATACAACGCCAGTCTTTTGAGCGTCCTGTAGGCCACCAATACAAGTCTGAAACCATGGGATGGTATTGTTTAGCCGATAACTAATAATTTCCTTCATTACATCGGCTGCCATTGACGCTTCATCGTTGTTTTCGTCCAACGGGGCAACATCAAACGAATCTATCCCGGAGAAGAAGGCTGCCGTCCCTGCCGCCTCGTTCTTTCTAATCGATGAACGAGTCTTAGGCCGGAAGATCCTCGACCGATACTTAAACGATGGGCGATTGTACTTTGATCCCGTTGGATGCTCGTTGTTGAACATCTTAATGGCATCGTCGATATCTTGCTGGTGATTAGTGTCAAAATAGCTCTTTGACATATCGAAGGCATTTCTTGCCCTCACCAACCAGATATCCTCAGTTTTATCTTGCCCGTTTTCTAGGCTTGGCTCTGTTTTCAACGTGTTATCCCTAATTCAAGCATCAAGTTATCTTGAAAGCTCGCGCCCTCAAGGTGTTTAATCTGTTCGCCCGGGTTATATTTGCCGCGTCTAAGACCTGCACGTTCAAGCAACTCGCCGGCCATCATCTTAATCTTTTTCATTTCAGGGTCATCAACCACATCCCTGTAAAGCATCCTGACCCCATAAACCTCCGAGATATTGAGCGCCTTTACATCAATAACGCCGCCCTCCGAGTTTACGTGCACAGCCCAAGCATGCCCGTTGTAGTGCTTCATTAGCACCTCGGATATGCGCTTGGCTATCGATATGTCGTTGGCCTCTACCTTATGGCCCAGCTCACCCTTTAAATTAAACATATTATGTCACCACTGTAGCTAGTACACCTTGAATGCCGCCTGATACATCAGTGTTTGCCCCGTCTGCTACCGCTGTTAGTCGTATATCTGAGTTTGGCGGTATTATTAAATAGGGCTTAAATTTTTGCATTGCATGGTGTGATGTGCCTGCACTTTTCATCAAAAGGTCAACAAACACCTTGCCGGGTAATCGGCATTCAAAATGTATTTCTGCAAATGCAGAAGTCTTCTCTAAAACATCACCATAAAAACCCTGCACTATCCAATAGTTTCCATCCTCTAATGTTGTAGCTGCCTTTTCAGAGTTTTGTTCTCCTTCGCCCATCTGCAAATGAACCTTCGCTGGTGTAGCCGGTACACCTGACGCATAAGTATCTGTCTCGGTTATCGAGATAACTCCCTGCAGCTCCGTTGAGTCGTCATTATAACAACGCGAAACTCTTGCCAGAGCCGTTCCCAAAGCTACTGCTGTGCGACCGTTTAATGTCACCGACTGAGTCACAAAGGTAAAAACTCCACCGGATATAGTATGGCCCTCGACAACCACGACCTCGCCATCATTCACGTTTGTGGAGATAATGGTATTTATTAAGTTACTCGATACGAACGACTCGTGCAGTATCCCCGCTGGCTGGTGCTGAATGGTAGCTTCTGCCGTTCCAACCAACTCATTGCGCCCAAACTTCAGCAAATCCTTTGACTTATTGTATACGCTGACCTCATGGCCATACTGTTTATGGATGACATTTAAAGCATGCCGCATCCAATAATCATCAGTAGGCTCGGAGAATCCATTCTTCCCTGGCTTCATGTCAATCATTAGTGATTCACCTTTAACGTTAACGCTGCACTTGTGCCACTGATACTAGTCACGTTGCCTCTGTAGTAATTATGTACAGATGACGATGGAAAACTATCAGAATCGTCAGCGCCGTTCAGCGATATCGTCCCAAGCAAATCCCAGTGCGAGTTATCGTGCGAGGCTTCAATATCAACCACAGCCACTGGTGTGGTCGTATTAGCAAGCCATGCCGTGAATACTTTGTCTTTTGTATCCATATCAAAGCCGTCGCCTGCCCCGGTCACTTCGACAGCATCCAGCAAGGTATTCTCACTGTTGGCGTATACTTTTACGTTAGTCTCACCCATCTAATCCCTCACATATTGAATGCAACATCAGCTCATGCACTTCCTGTATCCTTGCTGTGTTGGTTGATTGTGCCTGTAAATATATGTCAGCGTCTATCACCGGAACTCGTGGCCCGGTCAAAAATATTACAGGGCCAACGCATGAAAATGCGTCAATTGCTTGGAGTATATTGGGCGATTTGCCGCTGGTGCTTATGGCTATTAATAAATCACCTTTAATGGCAAGAGCGTCGAGCTGCCTTGAGAATATGTATTCAAAGCCGTAATCGTTGCCAATTGCCGTCAATATACTGGAGTCTGTAGTTAGTGCAATGCAAGGATAAGGCGACCGCTCCTTGTAAAACCGGCCAACCAACTCCGCCGCAAAATGCTGCGCATCTGCTGCTGACCCGCCATTACCACAAATATATATATTGTTACCGCGAACTATTGTGTCCTTGAGCAAGCGAACCACGCCGTCTATCTTGGCAAACTCGTGCTGTGAGTCTGTTATTGCCGTGATATGGTCGCCGACAATACTCATGAGCGCTTATAAACGCCTGTCTCGCCTCGGTCTGATGAGTAAAACACTCGGTTATTACTAAACCGATACACCACCTCGGGCTTGTTGTATTCCTTACCGTATTGTTTCTTGACAAGAGCGGCATAACTCACGCGTCTTGATGTTTGATCTGGTTTAGGTGCGGCCATTATTCGGGCTCCGGGTAGACGTCTGATTCATCGTATATAACTGGAGGCACCGGGTCTAGGTCATAAATCCGGTTCATTGCATCCAAGAAATCCTTTTGTGTTGAGTGAGGAAAGAACACGTATTCATTCGCAATCCACCATTTTGTCACGTTATAGGCTTCCCGATCATCCCCGTCACCGCTTATAGCCATGATAGGTTTGGCCCACAATTCCTTGGGGTGCTTTTCCTGCATGCTGGTTACGTCACCCTCATACGGGATAAAGAACCGCCAATTCTGCAGGTCAGGTATAAGCCGTCTGATCCTGTTGTCTTTATCAACAGCGCCCTCACGAGGATGGTTTACCTCTTGAATCGGGAAAGGATATGCATCTGGCTCCATTTGCATCATCGTTTCAAAGTGCTGTATATCTGTCTGGGCTCCATAACGCTCATAACCTACTTTACAGGTTTGAATGCCCGGAGCTTTTGACCATTTCTTATGGTAATGCTTTAACAGCTTCCACCTATCGCCTAACGTCATATCGTGGCATGCGCCGTCAAGCAGGTATTTGTTGCGGTGTACGTCCATTCCCAATACAACCAGTGCTGTCTTGCAAGAGCCCGATTGTTTCCTTGAGCCGGCGTAATCACCCAATATGTATATGTTTAGCGTCCGTGGCCTAACCTCATACGTTCTAAGCCAGTCTGTGCTTAACTCTTGAACCTTGCCTGCTACAGGGTTTTGAAGCTGCTGACAGGCTATTGTATAAAGCGAGGCGTCCCGTTTTTTCTTCTCCCATACCGCTTTACTCAAAAATACAGGGTTTCCGTCTGGTGTCCCGTCATCAGTAGCAGCGTGAATCCTTGGTATTAACGCCTTACGCTTTAACAGCTCGCCATAAGTATCGGCCATATTATACCGAGTGCCGATATGCCACGCTCTTGGATGCCTGCTCGTGCCTAAGTTTTGTGCTAGTTCCCATGCATCGGTGGTTTTCTTGATCATATCAGCGTTAGTAACCGAATCAGGGGTTACTACGTCATCCAATACAAGTAATCTAAAATGCTTTGAAGTTGGCTGTGCATCAACGAGACCCCATGCCTCTACTGTGCTTTCCTTCGGATTTCCTTTGCGCTTAACAATCAATCCGTTATCTTTCGACCAGATCGACGCCTCACCCTTCGGGTTCTCCCAGAATATGTCCGGGTAATACCGAACAAGAGCTTTATTCGTTTCCATTTCTTGCATTAACTGACTGAGGAAAGCTTTTGATATCGGTCTAGAGTGGCTGAATATGCCTATTGTTATCTCAGGATCATTTATTATTTCCTGCATAATGCCGGCAAATGTAATGATCGTGGACTTATAATGATCTCTTGCCCACAGATCTAAGTAACCGTCTGTATTGGCCTCAACTTCTCTACACCGCTCATATAGCCATGGTTCAATAGCATCAGGTCTGTGCAGTATATGGGTTAACAGGAAGAATCGATCTAACTGCCCTAACCTAGCGATATCCTCATTAGTAGTCTTAGGATCATCAAGTATTGACTCGTAAAAGGCTAGTGCCTGGCTTAATGTCGCTTCCGGCCAATATAGTGCTTTGTCTCGTTCTTCTGTATTCGGCATTTCGCCCCATTGTATTATGTAAGGACATCATCATATTAGCAGCGGCTACTGCATCACCACACAGAGCATTACCAATCAGTCGCACCTTCTCGCCATTAATGAACCTGCTTTGTGACTTCCTGACGCTTTTTATTGATGGCATTGTAATCAAGGCCTTCTTTGTGGGTGTGGGTAATTTCGCCAGTGTGGGTCATGTCAATCTCGTGCTTATCGCGCCACTTAAGGATATTCTTCATTGTGAATATTGCAGGCGCTGCAGCATACAACCCTTTCAATGCGTTGATAACAAGTATCTTTTCCTGACATTCCTTAGCTTTCTTATAGGCTTGTAAAAACTCTGGATACTTATCACACCAATTATGAAGCTGCTTTGTGTAAGTATTTAACGTGACCGCAAATCCGGCAAAGGTTGGAAGGTCACACGCTATTAGCTTACCAGTAGGCTCGCCGTCATCGCCCTCTTGTATGGTATAAGGCTCAATATCAAAGTAAGCCATTATTTTCTTTACATATTCTGGTTTGAAGTTACTAGGCCGCCCCATCTTCTTAGGGGTTTTTTTAGCCGCTTTCTTTTTAGTCTTGCGGTTTGCTTTCTTCTTAGCGGCCATTGTGTAGCTCTCTTGGGATTCTTGATGGTTCGTCTGTCTGTGGAATTAACGCTGGTTTAGGAAATATAAAAACATGAAGATAATCGTCATTCTGATATCTTGTGAGATCAACTGAATCCACCGCATTAGCGAGCTTTTCATTCTCTTGCTCATTCCACTCAGTGAAAACTTGGGCCATTCTGGATTTCTCCCACCCTGTGAGTGCTGGTGGCGTTATTACACGCACGCTCTCTGTGCCGGGAGGTATAATCCCCCAATCGTCTGGCCCACCTGAATAATCGTCAAAGCTCTGGCTCATTTTTGTTCGCCCTCTACCACG